GGTACAACCGAGTTAATAATTTGATTTGTCAACGCATCCTGACTTGCATCTGGATTAGTTAATTCATTTAGAGTTACATCTTTCCCAGGCATAAATTGAGAAAAGTCTGGAGCGGGTTGATTGTCAAATTGAGGGACTAATCCTGCCCAATCTTGTGAGGGTGTTGTACTTACTTGCATATACTGTTGGTTTTGTAGTACTTATATCTACGATATAATATACTTGTGTTTAAATTAAAATTTTTAAAAATTGAAGTTTTATTTTAGATCAGGATACCTTATTAGCTTTGAATGTATTCTACTTTTTATCGTATTTATTTTTGTTTTCTCTTGCTATTTGTAACCTTGTATTTTCTATATTGTTTCTTGATAACATTTCTTTCTCTTTTAAGTCAAGTTCTCGTCTTTTAAGTTCATTTGCTGTCATGGCTTTTGTTTCATCGCTTTTTAGCTTAGCTTCAAAATTATTTTGTTTTTGGTATTCTTTAATATTCTCTAAAGAGTCTAACTCTTTGTTAGCATTTGCATCTGTTTGAATACCTCCTAATTCATTTATTTCAGCAATATATCTCTTAGCTTCAAGATCTTTTTCTTGAAGATATTTTTTAAGGTCTTCTTCTCGTTGGAGTTCTTTCTCCCTTTGTTCTTGTCTTTGTTGTTCAAGCTCCTGTTCGTGTTTACGTTGAGCTTCCATATTTTCTCTACGTTGTTGCTCTCCTTTTTTGAGGTTCTCAATAATAAGAGATGGGGAGTCTGTTGTCATGATTTCCATATAATCAGACATTTCTGCTCCAGCCGTATTTATTTGCATTGCTACATTTTGCATTTTTTCTACCAAAGCTTTTACATCTGCTGTAGAATAAGCATAAAGTTTGAGATTTGGAAGTATTAATTCTTTTCCTTCTACTTCAAATAGAATGTTTTCTTCTTCCGAGTTGGTATAAGCAACCTTAACCATATCTTTAGTTGAAGCCATATATTGTTCTATGTTCAACATTAAATTTCTGACTCTAGGCATTAATTGGTTAATATGTTTTTCGAACATATACTCAGTTTGAGCATAAGAATTACTTTGAGCTATTTGTACCCCTGTTGCAGATTCTGATGCGTATATAGACCCTATTCTTTGAGGGTTAACCCCTATTGTTGAAAAAGCTTGATCTTTAAAATATGTTCCTAACTCTATATTTCTTCTAATATCATCTGAGTTAGAAAAGTCTAATACTTGGAAGTGAGAGAATCCTGTACCGCTTGGATTATTAACAGGACTACCATCCATTAAAGCTATATTATTATTTCTAATAATTTCTAGCCATTTATTTAAAGCATTTTTACCCCACTCTCCATCTATAGATTTTTTAGGGATAAAATTTTGGTCAATCATCACAACTTTACCATTAGCAATGGCATTACCTAACATATCTATGTTTTGATTATTGACTATATTAAAACCTATTTGGAAAGGAGACATTTTCCTAACTAAAGACATTTTGTCTGTATTTCTATCAGATAAAGCCATGCCTTCCCCTGGGATAGTGTCTATTGGCGTTTCAATAGGTTTACCTCCTAAATAAATCCCATTATTGATAGAGTTAAGATTACTATCATAATAGCCCATAGGGTTTCTTGCTATTTTAACTCCGAAGCGTATTTCAGTTTTCCAATAAGCATCTAAATGTTCTCCAGAAATTAAGTTATCTTTAGAGTTAACTTTTGTTAAAGAATTATCGTACTTAGGTTCATTTGTTACTACATAGTCTTCGTTGACTATATTAGTTGTTTTAATCCCTAATTCATCTACACTTGTGCAGATAAACTCTCTAGCATAAGATCTCCAATACACTTCAGTTACACGAAACATATTGTGTTTCAATGCATCATCTAAGTTGATCCTATTCTTTTTACCTGTAGTTGCCCAAGTGTCTAAATATTTATTTACACTGTCTTGCAGCAAATGGTTCTCCATTGTGCTATCAGTAATATTATTTGGATATTTTTGGCTGAAATCTGTCCACTTAGAGTTATCTCCCATATTAGTCCCAGCCAATAGATTTATCAGATGTTGATCAGAACTAACTATACCATTTCCTTGATTAGCTTCTAACTCGGCTAACTCGAGATTTTCCATCAAATGACTATAGTTAACTAAAATATCGTTTAATGGCATATACATCTGTCTTCCTAAAAATGTACTCTGGGATAACCAGAGTTTATCTGGAGGCAAATGATAGAATAAGGTTTTAGGATTCCATACCTCTGGGAGTATATCATCATCTAATGTTCTTACATGAAAGAATGTTTCGTCACTTACAATTACATCTCGAAATGAGATAGTTTGAAGTTCTTTAATATTAAATCGGGTATTGTCCCACTTAATCATGTGATTGGCCCATTGTTCAGCTATGGATGCATACTTTTTAAAACTAAGCTCTACTTCTTTTATTTTTAAAGCATAGTCTATTTTTTCTTTTGCATCTTGACTTTCTCCATATTTCTTTTTCAAATCTTCTGCTGTTTTCTGCAACAAGTATTGAACTACTAACTCTTTTTTCTTTTCTTGTTGCTGATTAACAGAATACTCATCTACTGCTTTGACAATCAATCTGGTATCTTTTTTCATATACTCTCCTACAAATAAGTTAACTATAGTAGGGACTAATGGAAAAAACATTAAAGGAACATTTCCTTCTTCGTTTTCTTGGATAGTATTTACAACATAATTAAACTCATTGTCAGGACTTAAACCATAATCTGAAGGATCTAAGATACCTTCAGCCATATTGTAATCTTTACTTACAGCTTTCCATTTTTTATTAATAGAGTCAAACCCTTCTCTTTCAAACCAGTCTAAGTTCCATCTTATCCACTCGTCAGTCTTTTCCTGTTTAGGAATCATCTGTAATGGGTATATCCCCCATAGTTTTGCACTAGAAGGGGCAGAATTTGTCCAGCCTCTTAATATTTGTCTTGAAGTGACGACAAGGTCTTTGACTGTAACAGGTTTATTATTTATTTTAACTTTTGATTTAGATTTTGCCATAGGTAAGGTCTTCAATATAAGATACAGGTATTAATTTTAAAAATGAATTAATTTTTTCTATTAACTCCCATTCGTTGTGAGAAAAATGTTTTCTTATTTGAAATTGTTTGTTTTTGACTGCTAAAGAATTGAGCTTTAGGCTTTACTATAGGGATAACATCTGGTTCCATTTCAGTACTATCATAATCACTTATAATACCTGAATGAGCATACATTTCACATGCAGATAGAGCTAATCCAAAAGCTACAATCCTATCCGTATTGATCCCTTTACGATAACCTGAAAGTTCTCGAAGTAATCCAATATCAGGGATACGTTCTGCCCCATAGACAGTTTTAATAACTTTCCCATCTTTATCTATGATAGTATCTAATATCTCTTCAGTGTATTCTTTCTCTTTATTTAGAATATGATTTTTAAGTTTCCCTGTCATCGTCATAGCTATCCCATAACCTACGCCTGACTCTACAGTTTCAGTAACAACATCTTCTCCATATATTCTCGAAGCTTCTCTCTTAGTCATTAAATACTTGTTTTCCAAGTTCTTAGCTCTCATGTGGTCTATGAAAGAAGTCACATTGCTTTCACATAAAGCAAAAGCATTATACAATCTTAGAAGGTATTCAGCTTGAGTATTCGTTTTCTTTCTATCTTCATACCTACCTAAATACCAAGCAACAGGCTTATAGCCTTCTGTTCTTATTTTTACTTCTCCTGTTTCTTCATCTATATACTTAATTCTCGTTATGTTCTTAAAAATATATATACAGAAAAGGGAGTTAGATGTTGTAGTTACATCAGTTTGTATTGGGTCAATACCTGCAAAATAAGTTCTAGGTGTAGGTTCAGTCTGCCCTTTCTCTACACAAGGTAATTCATAAATCTGAACACATCCTCGCTTATCTGAGCTTTCTACATCTTTAAAAGGGAATACAGTTATAGCTGCCCTATTTTGAACATTCTTCCATTTAATAGCTCCGTTGTTATCTTCATAGAGTTCACAGTTAATAATATGAGGTTTACTCAGTTCCAGACGATCCATGCTATTTTTTAGAATCTGCAAGTCAAAGAAAGAAGATTTTCTCCATGCAAAGGCATCTTTAATTGTCCGTGGATTTTGAGATTTTTTAAGGATGTATTGTTCTGTAGGTAAAGCTTTCCACGGTGGTTCATATTCTATTCTCCCATGCTCTCCAGGTTGAAACCCTTCAAATTCTGCTTTATCTAATAACTGAATTGCTTTTTCTACTTGAGAGTTACCGTACTCATCAGTAGCTTCTGGCATCCCATATTGAGCAGGAATAAATAAACCGCAAGTATTTTCAGCCCCAGACTCATCAAATAAAGTCGTGGGAACTCCATAGAACCCATAAGTAGAAGGATCCTTCATGAAATTCTCAAGAGGCTTACACTCAGATAAATCCCCCACAGAACCTCCAATACAAAAAGAACCCACCCTAGTTAAACCAGAAGTCATAGCTGGTTCCATGTATTGTAATGTAATATCAGCTGTAGGAGCAATCCCTCCTTCTTCATACCAAGCCCAATATGTTGGTCCACCGACTCCAAGCTTAGGATCTTTGTTTAATGTTTTCCCTACAACAGAAGACATATTTCCGTCCCAGTCCCATTTACCGAACTTTTTTATTGCTTGTCGTTGCTGAATTTCTCCACCTTTATCTGGAGAAAAACTTCTAAACCAACCTGTATGTTTATTAAGATGAGCTTTATATTGGTCTAAAATAACCCAAGAGCCATTGACATCATCTATAAAAGATGCATCAGAAGCAAACCATTTAAGCTTCTTTTTATTTTCAAAGTATAAATAATTAACTGTCTTAGCTACATGACAAAAAGAATTATGAGTTATTGTGTAGTTATCTGTTATGTAGAGGTGGTTGAGATCATCCACCATAATACAAGAACATTCCTCTTTAACTCCAGTATTTACTATCTCTAGGATATATCTTCCACTCTTACCCTTTGGGGATCTAAATACAAATCTTAGTTTTTTCCCAAAAGTTTTAAATAGTGTTATAGGTATTTTCCCTAAAAATAGAATTCGATAAATATTCTCTTTAGCTACAATTTTAGCTGTAATACCTAATTCTTTGGCTATCAACCAAATATCATTAGCTAGTTGTTTACTTAATGTCTCATAATAAATTTCATCCCCATTATGAGATATGAATCCATTACTATCCATTAAACCTTGAAGTAAATCTATTCTATCCTGTACAGTAGAGTATTTATATCTCTCTGGGATAAAAAGATTTTC